AAAGGCCGCTTAGGGTTTTTGGTAGTTTATCCTCGTAACAGAATTAAACTGCCTAAATAAATTACTAGACAAAACACACAACCGTCTAGTAACACACATAAACACACACAAGGAGTAAAAACATGAGTATGACACCCTATGAAATTCGCCTAGAACTTTTAAAGATGGCGAAAGATATGCTAACTGACGAATATTATGGCAAACGTGAAGTTATTAGCAACGAATGGTCAACCAAGGTAGAAGAATCCAAAATCAACGGAACTCCTTCACCTAATCACCCCGGTTTTCCATCATTCCCCTCAGAAGAAGAAATAATCAAGAAAGCAGAATTGCTTAACGGATTCGTTTCTCAAATTCCACAACAAGCTGAAATAAAGACGAAAAAATCTAATTCGTAATTGTGGTACTCCGTACCTGCGATTCGTTGTGGGTACGGTCATCAACAAGGAGAGAAGATGACAAAAACAAAAAACAACCTAGTAGTAGGTTTACTAACGATAACATTAATTGCATTTAATTTTATCAATCCAATATCAATAAGCTTTGCACAAGATTTTGTACGCAAAGAAATTATTCAAGAATTTAATAAAGAATCCGATTGCTTGGCAGAAAACATCTATTATGAATCTGCAAGTGAATCATTCGAAGGCAAACTGGCAGTAGCACAAGTAACAATCAATCGTGTTAAGTCGGGTAAATTTGCGGACAATATCTGCGGTGTTGTTAACCAAAAAGATACAATCAACGGTTCTATTGTATGCCAATTTTCTTGGACCTGTAAAGCAGTCAAGAACATGGTGCGTAACAAATATCAATGGGAAGAATGTCAGATTGTTGCCAAAAAAGCATTAACGCAATCTGTGGTACACGATTTACTTTATGAACAAGATGCCATGTATTACCATGCTGTCTATGTTAATCCTGGATGGAAACTAAAAAGAGTAACACAGATAGGTAACCACATATTTTATAAGTAGTGCTTGACTATTACACAATGATGTTGTATAATGATATTTTGATAAGTGAGAGTAATTATGCCAACTAAAGATGAAATTAAAGAATTCAGTTCCATGGTCGAAGAACTGGCCAAAAGGTTGCGATGCACCCGTATGGATGCAATTCTACACCATTGTAAAGAATCTGGTTTAGAAGTTGAAGTTGCTTCGACATTGATATCGCCTGCTCTAAAGAGTGTTATCAAAGAAGAAGCACAAGATGCCAATATGTTGAAAAAGAGTTCACGTTTGCCACTATGACTGAGAATACAGGCTTTGCAGCCTACTCTTTGTGGAATGCCTTGAAGCTGCACTTTACATCCGATTCTTATGATTATTTCAAATACAATGGCAAGACCAATGTATCGAAACAAACATTCTCGATACGAAAAGATAAGTATCAATTCTACAAGTTGAGCCGCAAATATAGTTTGGAAGAATTAAAAGGTTTCTATGTGGCAAATTTTGTATATGGTAAATCTGATTGGGTAGGTGAACTGTTGCAGGATGGCAACGAACATTATTTAAAGTGGCAAAAAACCATCCAGAGCTTGACTTATACCTTTGAAAATGATATAATATATTTGTTCGACTTGGTAGATGGTGCGGAGTTTTCGACCCGTGATGATATTTTAAAACCAATTGAAGGTGGTTGGCCAATGATTATTACCAAACTAATGAAAGGTAAAGTATCATTGGAATCTGTTTGTATTATGGTTGATGTTGTTGGTTGTATGCCTAGATGGGAAAAACAAATTACTGATGATATCATTTGGCCAACGTACCATAGATTGATTAAGAAGTATACACCATTTATCGAATATGATAAAGAAAAATATACAAACATTTTGAAAGAAAAGATTAAAGAATATGGCTGATGTAACTATTAAAACCATCTATTTGGATATGGATGGAGTCATTGCAGATTTTAGTAAAAGGTATCAAGAACTCTTTGGTATTAAACCAGAAGAAGCTGATACATATAAAACTTTTGAAAAATTCTTTTTGGAATTTATTGCAGAAGGACATTTTGCAACACTTGAATTGATGCCTGATGCTTTTAAACTCATCAATCATTTGAAGTCTTTGCCAATCGAAACCAAGATTCTTTCATCAACTTCATCTGAATCTAAAGATGAGGCCATTCGAGCTCAAAAGTTTAAATGGTTAGAAACACATAACATCACATTTGAACCTATTCTTGTTCCTGGAAAAAGATTCAAAAGACAATATGCAACTCCAACTTCAATTTTGATTGACGATACTGAATCAAATATTAAACAATGGACTGAAGATGGTGGTATTGCGATTCACCACAATGATATACATATCACTATTGATACACTAAAAAAATACCTATGATTAAAGACTTTGTTGGCATTTTTGAAAATGCTTTAGATTCCGGTTTATGTGATTTTTACATAAAACATTTCGATAAAATGAAAACAGCAGGATTTTCTTATCGTAGAAATCCTGAAGAATCTGCTGGATTGGCAAAAAGTGATGAGTCTATTAATCTGTTTAGAGATGAAAGCCTTACTATGATGTTATTGGGTACAGGAAATCCACAATCACGAAATAGTAAATTGATGCAAAGCCTTTGGAATGGTTATAAGAGTTATTCTGAAGCATATGTTGGATTGACACAACACCCAAAACATTCTGTTGTTGAAATAAAAGTACAAAAAACTTTACCAACAGAAGGTTATCATGTATGGCATTGTGAAGATGCCGGACTAACCAATTCAAATAGAATTTTGGCATGGATGATATATCTCAATGATGTTAAAGAAGGTGGCGAAACCGAGTTCTTATACCAAAGTATGAGGGTCGCACCTAAAAAAGGAACCTTGGTTATATGGCCTGCTGGATTCACCCATATGCACCGTGGCAACCCACCATTAAGTGGGGAGAAGTATATTATGACAGGTTGGTTTCAGTATGTTTGATGTGGTATACATTCAATTTTTACTTGACAAACGCCTAAATAATATTATATAATGTATAAAGTGAAAACAATCCGTTCACATTCCGTTAATACTCCGTTTATAAAGGAAACACTATGAGTTCATTTGCAAATCTCAAACGCCAATCTGGCAATCTCGACAAACTCTCCAAAGCAATCGAAGCACTAAACACCTCTGATGGTGGTGCATCTGAAAAACAAGATAATTTCTGGCGACCAGAAGTAGACAAAGCTGGCAACGGCATGGCTACAATCCGTTTTCTCCCCGCACCCGCTGTTGATGGTGATGACGCTCTGCCTTGGGTTAAAGTCTTTTCTCACGGGTTCCAAGGTCCTGGTGGTTGGTTAATCGATAACTGTTTGACCACTAAGAATCAACAATGTCCCGTATGCGAACACAATTCTGCTCTGTGGAATTCTGGCATCGAAGCCAACAAAGATGTTGTTCGTAAACAAAAACGTAAGCTGAATTACATTGCTAACGTTTATATCGTATCTGATCCTAAACATCCCGAAAACGAAGGCAAAGTCAAACTGTTCAAGTTTGGTAAGAAAATCTTTGATAAGATTACCGAAGCAATGAACCCACAGTTTGAAGATGAAACCGCAATCAATCCTTTTGATATGTGGAAAGGTGCCAACTTCAAGTTGAAGATTCGTAAAGTTGAAGGTTATCAGAACTACGACAAATCCGAATTTGATTCTCCGTCTGCTCTGTTGTCTGATGATGATGAGTTGGAGAAAATTTGGAAGAATGAATTCTCGTTGGCAGACATGACTGCTGATAAAGAGTTCAAATCTTATGATGCTTTGAAACAACGCCTAGATAAGGTTCTCGGTTTGAATGGTGAAGCACCACGCACAACTGTTGAACAAACTAAGGCAAAGAACTTTGAAGCACCTAAGAAAGTAACAGCTGAACCTGTTCTCTCTGATGGTGATGAAGATGACCTCTCATATTTCTCAAAGCTCGCTGAAGAAGAATAATCTGAATTGCGATAAGGTTCTCTGAGCCTTATGGTCACCACTCCCGTAAAAAGGAGTGGTTTTTTATGTTTCAAAATGGAGTTAATTCATGGACTTTCTGAAACTTACAGATGGCTTAGGCTATCTATGGATGGTTTTCTTTATAATGATTTCTGCTGGACTAGCAAAAGAATATAACCTTTTCGCCCCAGCGTACTCTTATATTAAGAATACTTTCCGTTCAAATAAATTTGTTGTGGTTCTTTTATCTGCTATCGGTGGTATTTTGCCGATTGAAGGTCGAGTAACAGTATCGGCAGGTTTGTTGGACACCGTTGCACCAAAAAGCGGACAAGGTCGTGAGAAGATGGGTATTGTTGATTATCTATCAACGCATCACTATTATATGTGGTCGCCGTTAGAAAAGACAGTAGTTCTTCCTATCGCAGCTTTTGGTCTTACCTATGCAACATTTATGGGTATGATTGCACCATTATTGTTGGTTAGTTTTGTTTTTATTTCTTGGTATATTTGGCGAGAAGTAAAAGATGAAGATATCGTGGTTTCAAACCTAGATAATTTCAAACTAAGCACAGTAATTCGTAATGTATTCCCAATGTTCATTGCACTCGGTACATACATTTATGTTGGTGGTGCAGATAACGTCTTTACGATTTTTGGTTTACTGACACTCTATTATGTTTTCATTACACAACAATGGAACTATAGAAAATTAGCAAACTATGTAAATTGGGAGGTGTTGGTTACTGTGGGTGTAGTTATCATCCTAGGTAACTTAGCAAAATCTTATAACAACGAATATGTAGCATACATCAAAGGTGCAGGATTTGATCCACACACTCTTGTTGGTATGTTTCTTATTAGTGTTGTCGGATTTGTGGTTAGTTTCTTAATGGGTAGTTCAGGTAAATTTATTGCAATCGCCGTATTGATGGCTCAAGTATTTGGCCAAGAATATTTTATGTGGTTCTTTGCAGTTGATTATGCTGGTTACTTGTTGAGTCCTACTCATAAATGTGTTATGGTTGGCAATCGTTATTTCGGTACGCCACTCAAAACATATTACAAGGCACTTGGTAGTTGGGCAGTATTATTGCTTCTGACCGCTGGCGCATTTACTTTTTTAATTTAAGGGAAATAATAATGAAAAAAATCTTAGCAATTTTGGCTTTAGCCGCAACATCTACAGCATTTGCTGGTGATAGCATTACGCTTGAGCGTTCTAATATTGACAACGTTGGTTCTACCGACCAAACTCAATATCAGATGATGTACAAGCACACTTTCACTAACAACTTTGCAGGTGATTTGCAGTTTCAAAACACAACCAACAATTCAACAAGCGCTTTGAGCACTCGTATTGAAGGTGGTGTAACTGTATCTGAAAAGGTTGCAGGTCCTATCGGTGTGTATGTTCGTACCGCAGCAGGTCAAAAGTATAGCAATACTACTGACTTCAGTTATTGGTCAGTTGAACCTGGCGTAACTGCTGATGTTCCTGGTATTTCTGGTTTGACAGCAAAAGTTGGTTATCGTTATCGTACCGCTTTTGATTCAACCAAAAACGGAGACCAAACAAACACTATGCGTTATAGTTTGACATATGCAGTAACGAAAGTTGATGCAGTTGGTGTTCGTTATGACCGTGTAAATGGTGATAATGACCAAAAGACAATCGCTTTCAATTATACCCGTTCATTTTAATTTAAACTAAATGATAAAAAGAACCCCGCTTCGGCGGGGTTTTTTATTGGTTAAACAACTCTTGTACTACCAATAATCATTCTGCGGAAAGATTCTTCTAAATTTCTTACT